TTGATTTGGGACAGTTGGCCATGGAAACAGGCACTTCTTGCGGACGCCAATAAATTGCAAGGTCTCATTTTAGGCGATGGTGCGTCGGAAGTGGCTTATGAACGTTCGGTTTTCCTTGCCGGCTTCACGATCCGAAAGTTACTTGAGGCGAAAAAGCTGACGGATAAGGTGGCACAAAGCGACGTGAGGTGTAGAAAGCTCGCTCTTCTCGATCCAAGTAGGATTCCCGACTTAATGAATTGGCATCGTGCCAACGAATTTTACGACTATGAAAAGCGAAAGGCAGGTACGGTCAAATTAAGCTTTTTCACAAATCAATTGATCCATAGTTTCATTTTCATTGCGGCGGTGAAGGATGATACGGACCTTCTCGCAGAGGGTTTTTTTGTAACAACGGACTATGATCGCGGCAAATTCCTCTACCAGTACGATTTGAATGAATTGGTGCGAGTGATGCGCCTCGTAGGCAATGATGAGGTGTTGCGAAGCGAATCCGAACGCGGCGAAAATGGTGATTGGATCGTGCACAATTTTGGTGCGGTAGACAAAGAGGAATAGTCGATGGGTACACATGCTTGGCTATCGAAAACGATCATTTGACCGCGCGCACGGTCTTCTTGCCGTGCTGCGAAACAATCAGATTAATCTGACGGCTTTAAGGGAACTGCAAGGCCTGTTGTTAGCCGAGATAATCCTAACAGAAGGTCGCATTCGAACCCTAAAATCGGAGTTGAAGACAATCGATCCGGATGCACCGGACGCAAATCTCAAACGCTTCGTCTATCTTTCCAATCGGATCGAGGGTCTCCGCAGGTGTGCCTTCATTTGGCGTTGCTTTGGGGACGCAATCGCCTTTCTTTATATGGATAAATATGCCCTAAAGCAGACGGTCTACAACACAGATAATTATAACGCTAAGCAAAGTTCCGGATTTATTGGTGGCAAAGATGGTCTCGATGCAGAGCTATCTTTATTGGACGATTGTATTGCTAAGGGGATTCCAGCGTTACTCGTTGATATTACCAATACAATACGTCACGGCGATGTATGCATAATGGTGGGCTCAGATCCGATATTAATTGAGGTTAAGAATTCAGCGAAACGTCTTAATCCAAGAGGGCGCAAGCAGGCACGCAGTCTTGAATTGTTAACCGAGTTTTTTGAAACGGACAGAGCTAAAGGGCTTCGCGGAATGCCTGAGGTTCGCCGCCATGCCCAGAAGGTTATGGAGGAGGATTATGCAGCTCTGATGAACGTGTGCATCGCCAATGTGGGCGAGGCAGGATACGCGGTCGAGCAACCGGAGAAGGGTCTATTCTATTTCGCAGCGCGGAATGCGCTAGCGGACCTTCCTGAGCTTTTCAGAGATTTGGGACTCAGAGAGCCACTCATCTACCCATGGAACATGCTGAAATCGCAGCAAACATGGGTGCCGTTCATTCCGTTTACCTTGACCATTCAAGACAAGGAGGCGCTTTGGGATTTCGTTCAAGGCAAATTGTACATCATGGTGCTTTTGGAAATTGACAGATTAGAGGAGATCGCTGCGGAGTTCGGCGCGAAGGCAACCTATGATTCAGAGAGAGACCCCAATTTTCCGCTCGGATTTGAATTAGTCGACGGACTAGGTTTAAGCGGCTTGTCGAGCCAGATGATCGCGCGCGCGGGAATGGACTGCGTTTCGCCGACGAGCATAATCCACAACGCGATAGAGACCTATCGCAGCTTTGCAGCACAAAAGCCCGCAGAACGCGCGGATGCGGCGGAGCCCACGCAGGCTACAAATTAATCGTGCAGAAACCCGAAGGCTCACTTTGCCGACTTTACGGTAAATTTGCGAGTTAATTTGCCCATTGCATCGCGAGCCAACCGTCGCTGTTCAGCCTCGCGGCTGTAAAGTTCGGCGTGCTGGATATCATCGTGGCCCAAAGTCTCCATCAACTGGCGTGTGGTCGAGCCGGACTCGGCCAACAATTTGCCTAGCGTTTTGCGCAAGCCGTGAAGGGTGCAGCCGGATGGCATTTCCGCCAGCTTGGTCCAATGAGCCATCATGCCTGTTAAGGATTTCTCGGAGAATGGATTTCCATAAGCGTTGATCAGGACAAATTCCTTGCTTTTGTCGAGCGGTTCAAGAACCTCCAACATCATCGGAGTGAGCGGCAGGACAAGGGTTTTGTCGCCCTTCTTGGTGGTGATGGTTGCCGTGCGGGTCTGGAAATCAATGTCGCTCCATTTGATTTTAGCGAGATCGGAGCGGCGATTGCCTAGCCACAGAGCAAGGCCATATGCGGTTCTAGCTGCTGACCCGAGCGACCATCTCGCTTCAAAGGCAGCGCGCTCCTGCTCCGTCCAGGCGCGCCACCCCTTGTATTCCGGGCGGTACGAGAGTTTGTAGGTTGGATCGCTGTCTATCCATTCTTCATCGAGCGCCACGTAAATCATCTTGCGAACGGCGACTAGCAAATGCTTGGCCTTGTGAGGCGTTTCGTGAAATCTTGCGAGCAGCTCTTTGACGTGTCGGCGTTTCAGGTCCCGCACCATCATGTCACCCCACTTGGCGGTTCCGTTTTCTACAAGCAGCAGCTCAAGAAATTCCTCGGCTAACCGTGTATTCTTGTCTTTCGTGGCCTGATCGTGTTTCAGCCATTCGGGTGTGCGTTGCACCTTCCGCCATGCATCTCGAAATGAACCCTGCGCCACCGCGCCCGGCATGCCGACAACCTTAGCTGTCGCTGGTTTTCGGCCCTCGACCGCGGCCTTATAGTGTTGCTCAAACTGCGGATCGCCGGGTGTTCCCGGCAGAGAAATCGTCTTGCCAGAACGGCGAAACCGCCAGCGGGTGGTTCCGTGGCGGTCTTCGAAGGATGATGCAAAAGGATAGTCGGGATGCGTAGCCATGCCGCACTCTACTTCTGGGGGTGCCGGCCTGACAATATCTCGTCAATCATGTTGACGCCTTCATCCGGTAATTCGGTGAACGCGGCGTCCAGGGCGATACGATCCCAAATTACGCGACCATCAACCTTCTTCGCCTTTGGCATACGGCGGTCGGCAACGAGTTGGTCAAATTTTGTCGTGCTAACGCCGATATATCTGGCTGACGCCTCGCGGCTCAAACCACGGGGAGGGTACGCTATTCCGTCAGTTCGCTCGATCTTCATCAAACGTCCTCGCAGTTTATCCAAATGTGAGCGCCAGCACTGCGAGGGCAGTGGTGACGGTGATAAGACCGATTGCAGCGCAGAGCGCGCGCAGTTCCTGAACGAGCCGGGGTAGGCTCGTGGGCGTCTTTGTCATCGGGGAAATGCGAAACATGGGGCGATCTCCGTTCATCCGTTCGGGAAACCGCCTCGCGCGAGGCGGAAACCGGAGCGGATCGAGATCAGAAGGTGCGGGCGTCTTCGGCTGAGCGCATCAGTTTCGCCGCCCGTGACGCGTTCTCTTCAATCTCTTCCTTGGTAAATCCCTCGGCTTTTAGTTCGGCTTCGGTGATGCCGGGCCGCTCGCGGCTGAGCTCCGCGATCTCTTGTGCGATGTTTCGTCTTTTGGGAAAGTCGTTTGCTGACGATGCCTGCATATTGGGTATCCTTTCGCGATTTTTGAGCCGGTCGGGCCGTCGGTTGTCGCGGATATATACACGCTATTCCGTGCGTGTAAATATCATGCACGCGAAAGCGTGCATTTTTACTTGCAGAAGGCTGCGTTTGCGGTTAGTGCGACAGCCGCCACAGTTCAAGGGCGCGATTGAGGGTCAGCAAAAATATGCGCGAGAACGGTACGGAATGTGTGAATAGAATCCTAAATATTCTTGTTTTGTTCTCAATCCAAAATAAACGTGTTGCACGTATGAAGCGCGGGTGGACTGAGGCAAGCGCCATGATGGTGATTGCGGTAAGCCGGCATGGAAGCCCCCACTATTGCCGGCCGACGAGGGCAATATCAATTATTGCAGGCGATCCTTGTCAGCAGAATGCAATTCAAAATAAGTATTAGGTAAGCAGGGTGGTCAGACTTGGGGATTGATGATGAAATATTATTGGTGTGGGTGACGTTGGACCCCGAGGCTCGAGGTAGAATACTTCGAGAATTTATTGCTTGTTTGCCCGAAGAGCAGCAAGTAATCCTGCCTTCGCATCTTCGGGAAGTGATTGAAGAACCGACAAAAGGTCTTCATCATCCTTTGAAAGATCACGGCCTAGAAAAAGGTACGTCATGCTAAGATGAAGCTCGACGGCGAGCTTTAGAACCTTCTCAATGCTGGGGTCTTTCGGCGTATTACGAAGTTCGTTGACGAAATTGACGCCGAGACCAGCGGCTAAGCTAATCGCGCGGTCCGACCGTCCATCATTGTCAACTGCCCGCAATAGGCGTGTTTTCCAGTTCTCTTGCATGGTTCTCTCATAGCATTGTGCACGAAAAAACGTGTGAACGTTATTGCGTGTATTGTATATGCACGCAATGGCGTGTACGTATGCCGATATGTGCACGCCCATTCTTAAAGAAATTGATGCTTTCATGGCGGAGACCGGCATAGGCGGTTTCCGCTTTGGCATGCTCGCAATTAGAAACGGCCGGCTTGTCGAGCGTCTGCGTTCCGGGGGGCGAATCTGGCCCGAGACAGAGGAACGCATTCGCAAGTTCATGGTCTCGGAAAAAGAGCGGCGGGCGCTGCGCGCTAGCGAGCGTGCTCGGCAATCTCATAGCAAGATCAATGGCACGGTGCCTTTGGAGGCCGCGAGATGAGCGGTCTAATTTTCCTTTCGCGCGGCCAATCCTCCCGGCCTGCTGCACCCCGCGTCGTGGCGCGTTCTCAGTTGCCGCCCGGCGCGGGGAAATCTCGTTTTGCATGCGGGCCTCCGTAGCTTGGTAACGCCCTGAATCTCTCACCTTCGATCAATTCCCACCACGGGAAAAACGCTGGGATTTTCCCGGCGTGGGAAAGGCTTTGTTACATGATTTCTACTGCATGGTTTCATCGCATAAAGGCGGCACAACGCGATCTTATACGGCTTGTCGGCGGTATCGAGCGCTCTGCGGAAATATCCTCGATCTCGAAAAGTCACATCGGGCGGATGAACAATGCGACCGACCCCGAATTGATGCCGCTGCATGCTGTCTACGCCCTGGAATCCGAATGCGGGGTGCCGGTCGTTACCTCGGCGATGGCCGAGCTGAGCGGAAAGCGCCTCGTGGACCCCGAAAGCGAGCGCGGAGCCGATCACTGCCTAATCGCGGCCTATTCCGAAACTGTGCGGAAAGCGGGCGACCTGATTTCCGGCGGAGCGGTTGCGATTGCCGATTTGGTTGTGACGCCTGCGGAGGCGGCGAAGATGGACCGCGATGCTGCGGAACTGGAGCAGGGGATTGCTGTTCTTCGGCAAGCTCTTGCGGCGGTTAAGGCACGCGGCGGACATAAGGTCGGCTTGCAGGTGGTCGGAGGCGGACAATGAAGCCTCAAACCGATTCGGCCATTGATGAATTGATGTCCCGCCCCTTGTCTGAACGCGCAAGGGGTTTTCTGCGTGAGGTGCAGCATTCCGGCGGTCGTGCCGATGTCGCGCACGACAGTATTCGCCAGCGCCTCGCACAGGAATGCCGCCGCTGCGGCTATCTCCATATCTGCGCAGACGAGCGAACCGTAAAGCTGACCGGTCTCGGCCAAGCCTATCTCGATCGATTGATGAGGGCGAACTGATGGCCGGTTATAGTTCCGTCAAGCTCCCCAAGCCCGGCTCGAATGCGCTCGCCCTTATCACGACAGCGGTTCGCGATGGCATCGTAAAGGCGGCAGAGCCGAGGCATGTAACTGCGGCAAACAATGCCGTTGGCAACCGTTACCTGACCCGCGACAAGAAAGACTCGAAAACCTACTATCCGACCGACCGCGCCCGCGAGCTGCTGGCGACCTTGCAAGGTATTGCGGAGCCGGGCGACTTGCCGGAGACGGCGGATATACCTTCGACAATTCCGAATATCCCGCAATCGGCCGACGCGTCCGGTTTGGTCGAGACGGTCGAGCGGGCGCGGGCGTTGCTGGACGAGGGCGATATCGTCAATGCTCGTATTGTCGCGTCTGTGGCTTATGCCACGGCCAAGACGGCGGCACAATTTGCAGAGCAGATCGGCGCAACGGAAAAGCTGATCGCCAAGGCACGGCGGATGCAGGCCGACGCCTTGCTGATCGAAGCCCGCGCCAAAATCCTCATCGCCGACAAATGGGATGAGGCACAGAAGTCGGGGCAGGCTTCCAAAGGTGGCCGGCCGAAAACCGTTTCCGATGGAAACGGTTTTACGTCTGAGGAGACCGGCCTTTCGCGTAAGGAAATCCACGAGGCCCGCAAATTGGCGGCGGCGGAACATCGCGAGCCGGGCATAGTCGAGCGCGCAATTCAGGCGCGGCTATCCGCCGGACTTGGGCCGACCCGCGCAAATCTTCGCGCGGCTGTCGGGACCGCAAGCGCCACGAAAGCGGAGCGCGGCCAAAACCTCTACGAAACCCCGCCGGAAGCGATGCATACGCTGCTCGCGCTCGAAGAATTTTCTGCGACCGTTTTCGAGCCGGCATGCGGACGCGGCGCAATTTCTCGCATTTTGGAAGCGGCGGGCTATGGTGTCGTCCTCGCCGATCTAGTCGATTACGGCACGGCGGACCAACACGGCGAATTGCAGACGGTTCAAGACTTTCTGACTTCGCAGCCGGGGGATGGCGGCACTTGCGACATCGTGACGAACCCGCCTTATGGCGACGTTCTCAACGCCTTCGTCGCCCATGCGCTACGGGTCTTCCGGCCGCGCAAGATGGCGCTCCTTCTCAACCTGAATTTCCTTTGCGGCTTCGCGGACGACGACCGCAATTTTGTTATGGACGATTGCCCGCCGGCTCGGGTGTACGTGTTCAAGCGTCGGTTGCCGATGATGCATCGCGACGGATGGAACGGCGAGAAGGCAAGCAGCCGTATGAATACCGCGTGGTTTGTTTGGGAACTGCGCGAAGACGGCACATATGGCGATTGCACCGTTGCGAGGCGCGTTGACTGGAAAGACTTCCTGCCCGCCGGAACCGCCACCACTGCGGGAAGCGAGGCGGCATGACGACGCCCGCGCAGGCCGCTCGCGAACGTGAGAAAGCGCGTGTTTCTCGATTGACCGGCATCGCCGAGCTTTGCCGGGGCGACCGATGGTCTATCGATACCGATGGGACGAACACCCGTATCATTGTGCGGCGCGCGACGGGTGAACATGCCGTGCTTTGCACCATGCACGCCGATGCTCTTCCCGAAGATATCGAGCTGATCAACGGCGCGCTTGAGAATGTGGTGTTGTTCCTTGAGCTGCGCCGTCGTGCCGTCATTGCATTGCGGCAAGGCCGGACCCACGAGCCTACGCCGAGCCGGCTGCGTGCCGGCGACTTCGCGGCAAACGCGGCCATGCTTTGCGCGGAGCCGCTTTTTCATCGCTTCCTAGAACGTCGGGATAGCAGCCGCGCCATCCATAACAAGGACCATGCCGACACCGTGCTGAAAAAGCTGCTCGGCATTTCCAGCAAAACGCAACTGAACAGCGAAGAGCGTGCGCAGGTCGCCTTTCTCGACATGCGCGCCGACTTCGACGTGTGGAAACAGGGGAGGGGTCGTTGAGCAACGTACTACCCATCATCGAAGAGCTTTGCGACTGCGAGACCGATGCGCAACGTGCCGACTGGCTTTTGCGCGTGCCGGCGGGTGTCATTTATCGCGATTGCGCAACAATCCGCCGCGTCCTCATGGAAGCGCAATTTCGCTGCGGGCTGGACGCACTGGACGTGGAGTTTGCGGCTATCAATGCCACGCGCCTGCCGGACGGTGGATTGCCGCAAACGGTCGTGCTGGCCGTCCAGGCGGCGCGCTCGTTCCTTCGTGAGATCGTGCGGAAAGGGGGTGCCACGTGAGCGGCGAGGCAACCATTCGGCGCGGCGCGCGCAATGCCCGCTATGCCGCCATTCCCAATCATGTTTTCGAGGACGACCGGCTTTCGATGGAGGCGCGTTGGCTCCTCGGTTATCTCTTGTCCAAGCCGGACAACTGGACTGTCGTCGTCGGCGATATCGTCAAAAAGGGCGGCTGCGGACGCGACAAGGCGCGCAAGATGATCGCCGAGCTTGTCGAGTATGGCTATGCCGAGCGCGAGCAGTCCCGTGCGGACGGCAAATTCGGTGCGTCCAATCTGGTCATTTTTGATGAGCCGCGTTCCCCGGACGACGTTCAATCGGAGCCGTCCGATAGTGTGGCATTTTTACCGCAGACTGAAATGCCGGCGCCGGCAAAACCGTCGCCGGTAAAACCGGCGCCGGCAAAATCGGCACATAGTAATAACTTAGAATCTAGCAATACTGATTATCAGCAAGAGAGAGATGCGCGCGACGAAGGTTCGGAAGACAAGCCGGAAGCGGTCGAGCGTGCCTTTCGTCGCTGGTACGCCAAATGGCCGACGCGGGACAAAGACAGCGAATATGCTGCCCGGAAGGCTTGGCAGAAGCTCTCGCCAGAGCAGCGCGCCGAATGTATCGCCAAATCACCGACCTACATCGAGCGCGCAGAGAAGGCGAAAATCTCGGTCCCGTGGGCCGGAGCTTTTCTCACCGGCCGCGATTGGGAGAAGCTTGAAGACCCGAAGTCCGACGTTGCACTGCCTATCGTCCACGGGGCTTACACGAGGGCGTGGCATGCCGGGCGTTGTGCCGAGCTGCTGAAACCTCCTCCCGCCACTATGCCGGCATTGCCGCCGCTGCTTCGGGCGCTCGTGGCCAAAGGCGGCGAAAAGGCTGAAGCAATCTTGCGAGAACGCCGCGTCAAGCATGGTTGGCCGAAGGTCAACACCATGGACGAGCGTGCCCAGGACCATAAGGGCATGACAGTTCCGCCGAGCATTTTCCGTATCTCGGAGGGCTTCACCAGCACGCGCCGGAACGGCGAGCTTTGTGCCGCTTGGGAGCGATATTTCGCCCGTTGCGGCTTGCCATGGGTGCCGGCTCCGGCCGGCGTCGAGTGGTTCTTCTTCCCACCCATCGCTGCCGATGCCACCGATTTGGACGCGGCTGTCAGGGAGGCGTGGGCAGCATTTGAACAGCAGGTTAACGAGGGACTTTCCAATGATGCATAACGTGAAAATCTATGCTGCCAGCAAACCGGTCAACCCGGAGGTTTACGACCTGACGCGCTTTGCATCGCTGTTCGATCAGATGCGAGACCGCAAGCGAATCAAGGCCACGATGCTCTCCATGGCGGCGAGCGATCAGCCGGGGAACCGGGAATGGTTTGTGGTCGAGACGAAGCATAAGCAGGAAATTTCTGTTGAACACGCCCTAAGCAAAGCTGGCGTGAAAACTTTTTTGCCGCTGGAGAATGTCGGTCAACAGGTTGTTCGTGGCAAGCTGATGCAAGATGTGATGCGCCCGCTGATGCCTGGGTATGTGCTCGTCAACATGGTGTATTCGGCGGCTGCGGTATGTGGCATTAGCCGCGTCGAAGGCGTTGCCGGCTTCGTCGGCGGCATGGTGTCGCCGCATCGTGTATCCGATCAGGAAGTGCAAAGATTCAAAGCGTTCGATGAAGCGCCCGACGCGCAACACTGCATGGCATTTAAGCGCGGCATGATCGTTCGGTTTGCCTTCGGACCCTTCGCAAAGTTCAACGGAACCATCTGCAAGATGCGCAAGGATCGCACCATTGACGGCCAACGAGTGCCGACCGGAGCGGTGGTCAAGGTGGAGCTTTTCGGCAAGGAACATCTCATAGAGGCCCCTCTTGCGTTCTTGGAAAAGTTGTGAGAGTCAGAGGGCAGGATGATCTACCGTCCATGTGCAAGCGCGCCACCTGTGGGGCAGGCGAGTGGAGCGAAAAGCTTCCACGCTGTTTAGCCGGGTAGACCCTGCCTTGTCCCTCTCGATTGAGAGCAGCGACTCAAGGCCGGTGCTACTGCATTGCCAAAAACATCATCGTATCGAAGGCGGTCCAGCGGATCGCCTTTTCTGCATTCCATAGGTAGGGCTCGCTGATGACCGCGATATCCATGCAATGGGCTGACCGTAACCTTTCGGAATATGGCAAGCGCATTGGGGAGCTGAAGGATCGCTTCCCGAAGGTCTTGCCGCGCATCGTCAATCAGGTCGGTAATCGCGCCAAGACGGTTGTCATTCGTGAGCTGACGAAACAGACAGGCTTGCCGCGCGCGACCATCGTCAGAGCGATTGGCAATCCATCGACAGCGCATCCCGGGAAACTTTACTATGACATGACCACTCGGGGTGGGAACATTCGGTTGAAATTTCTGCGCCCGAAGGAAACGCCGGCCGGCGTGGTGGCAAGACCCTTTGGCAAGCCGACGCTCTATCCCGGTTCGTTCATGCGAGGTGGCCATTTCCCTGACCGCAAGGACGTTTCACGCTTCAACGGCCACGTCTACTATCGCTTGAATCGGTCGGGAACGAAGATCACCTTTGCGCGCTCCGGGGTTTTTATCCCGAAAGAGATGACAACGGGTGCCACGTCGGCGGCATTCCATCGGATCGCAGCGCCATTGCTCAAGGAACGGGTCGGAGCCGCCTTGAACAAGCTGGTCCCCTGACCCTCCGACCCCCTCGGCCCTCCGGGCCGGGGCACCCCCCATTCAGGGACCGGTTTGCCGACTTTATCGATGGACGGGCCAGGGGGACTGCGCGATTTCGCCAGTAGCACTTTCAAAAAGCGGTACACGGATACACGTGCAATACACGTGTGAATGCACGGGTGGCACACATGAACGAGGAATGGATATCGATCACGGAAGCCGCCGCACGACTTACACAGGCTGGCGACAAGATCGACCGATCGTCACTCTCACGATATCTCAAGCAACATTCCGAAGCTCTGCCGCTCAAGGCGGACGGCAAATCGAACCTTGTCGATTTTGTCGCGCTCATTGCCCATCGCAGTGAGAATGTCCGCCTCAAGACGCCGGTTGCTTCATTACCCGCTATGGGAACCGGGCCGGCGTCGGCTCCGCAGATGATGCCGTCTCGCTTCAAGGGCACACAGTCCGATGGTGCTGCGCGTAAGGCGCAAGCCGAAGCCGAGCTAAAGGAGATGGACCTTGCGGAGCGGCGTGGCGAATTGACCATTGTCGCCGAAGTCGATCAAGGCGGGCGCGATGCAATCGCCCTCATGCAGAGCGCTTTCGAGCGTGCGATTGAAACGGAAGCTGCTGCCGCGTCCCTGAAATACGGATGGGATGAGCGCATGGCCCGCCTCGCGCTCAAGGGTTTTGCGAGGGAGGGCCTGAGCGTCTTCAACCGCGAAATTCTGAAAAGGCTGGACGGCATGCGGCGTCAGTCGGAGGCGGGCGGCGATAACCAGTATCACGAGACAGGGCAGGCTTTGCAGTGAGCTTTCATGATGTTCGTGTCCGATTTCCGGAGCTGGCAAACGGCGCGGCTGTCCTCTTCGGAGGCTTGGCCGCTGCAAGCCGTCCAGCGGAAGACCTGACGATAAGCGAATTTTCGGATCGTCATCGCAAGGTGTCGCCGGAATCGGGTTCACCTTGGCCCGGCGATTTTCGCACCGACCGCGTGCCTTATCTACGCGAGCCGCAAGATTGCCTGCACCCCGATCATCCGGCGCGGCGCGTGACATGCCGATGGGCTGCGCAGCTCGGGAAATCGACCGCAATCGAAAACTGGTTTTGCTTCATCGTGGACCAATCGCCGGGGTCGATGATGATCGTACTGCCGACACTCGAAGAGGCGACCAAATTCAACCGCATCAAACTGCAGCCGACCATCGAAGCCTCGAAGCGCATCGCGCACAAGGTATTGCCGGTCAACAGCCGCGATGAGCAGGGCAGCACAACGTCTTTCAAGCGCTTTGCCGGCGGCTTTTGCCAGATAGTCAACGCAGGCTCTTCGAAGGGCCTGCAGATGGTCTCGATCAAATATCTAGCTATGGACGAGGTGACCGGCTACCCGAAAGACGTTGACGGTCGCGGCAGTCCTCGCGATCAGGCGCGCGCCCGTCAAAAGATGTACGGCGACCTTGCCAAAGAATGGCAGGGGTCCACGCCGGGCATCGCGGGTGAATGCGCGATCTCGGAGGACTTCGAAAGCGGCGACCAGCGTTTCCGCTACATGCCTTGCCCGCATTGCGACACCTATCAGCCGATCATCTTCGACATGATGCGTGGGCCCGATAAAGAGCGCGGGCTACCGGTTCATGTTCGGTGCATGCGTTGCGATGGCGTCATACTCGACGGCCACAAGCGGGAAATGGAAGAACGGGCACACTGGATTGCCCGGCGTGTCCAAGACGATGAAGAGCCGGTACCACTTGAGATTTCGGCGGAAGAAATAGGCGATTGGATTTGCCCGCCCTGCGAGGGGCGCTGCCGCGACTGGCAACCGAGTTATCATTTGTGGGCCGCTTACGCGATCCGGGAAAAATGGGCGGATATCTGGCAGCGCTGGATTGACGCCCAGGGCGATACGACAAAGCTCAAAACCTTCTATCAACAGGATTTGGCAGAGCCCTACGATCCCGGCAGCACAACCGTCGAATGGGAAAAGATCGTCAAGGCGGCAAGAGACGAGATGGTGCCGACCGGCATTGTACCGGAATGGGCCGCGCTGCTTGTCTCTGCTGCCGACGTTCAGGGATACGGCATCAAGTGGGTTGTCTATGCCATTGGTCCACGCGAGCAATATTGCCTAATCGACCGTGAGATTTTCGAAGGCTCGCCGGACCAGAGCGATGAGCCGTGGATACAGTTATCCGACGCCTTGAACCGAACCTATCTCACATCAGGCGGACGTGAAAAGGCAATAGACCTTTCGGGCATCGACTCTGGGTGGTCGACAGACAGAGTCTATCGCTTCTGCGTTGGCCGTCCGAACGTCATTCCGTTGGACGGACGCGAGCCCGTCGGCTTGCCTTGGCTCGGGACACCCGTAAAGAAGGATGTCAAGGACCATCGGAAAAAGGTCATTGCCAAGGTCTTGCTCTATCCTGTCGGTCTCTACGATGTGAAGACCGCGGTCACTGCGGCGCTCGCCAATCTCGTCCAAGGTGCCAGCGAGGTCGGGCAGTGGCCGCGCGGTACGATCCACTTCGCGGGCGATCTCTGCGACGAGGATTTCGCCAAGGAGCTAACCGCCGAATGCTTGGTGGACGAGGAAGAGGAAGCCCGTACGAGCCTCAAGCGAAAGTCGAAGCGGCTCGTAAACCCGAAAGCCGGACGGAAATGGAAGAAGATCAACGGTCGCATGAACGACTGGTTTGACGCGACCGTCTATTCCTATGCCCTCGGCTGGTATCTCCAGAACAAGCGCAAGCTTACGCTCGACCGGTGGGCCGACCTGATTCGTGAACTGCACGGCGAACCAGAGCAGGCAAACGACCTGTTTGACCTGGCTGACCTAAGCCCGTTCGGCAAGCAAGAGCAGAAGCCAGCGCAACCATCCGGAAAACCACGTCAGCGTAAGCGTTGGGGGTCATACTCATGATTGAAAGCAAACCTCGGATGCGCGTGAAGGCGAATTCGATCCGGGTCGAGATGCCCGCGCCGCAGCCTGCGCCGTCCCGCAAAATGACCGCGCGATATCTTCGCGGTGATCGGGCCGGCACACTTAGCATGCGCCGGGCGGTCACACGCGATGCACGGATAGATGTGCGTGAAGCTGCTGAACGTGCTTCCGCCTTGGCCTTCGATTTCATGCAGAATAGCGGTTGGATATCGGGCGCTATCCAGCAGATCGTCACCGATACCATCGGCGAAGAGCTGAAACTTGCCTGTCTCGCACAGCTCGAATCCTTCGGTTACACAAAGAAGCAGGCTACGGCATGGTGCCGCCGCGTCGAGCGGGCTTGGCGGCGCTGGGCATGGAACCCGAAGGAATGCGACCTAGCCGGCAAGGCGACTATTGCCGATATGGCGGAAGCGGCCTTGCTCAGCTTCCTTGCGACGGGCGAGGCTTTCGGGTTGCTCGATAATCTGCCGCTCGAAAAGCAACGTCGCCTCGGTTTGAAATCTGGTACGAAAGTTTCTCTGATCGCCTCGCATCGCTGCCCTCGCAGGACAGAGGAAAGCGTCGGTCTCGATCAGGGTATCTACCATGATGAGGATAATAGGGCGGTTGCCTATCGCTTTCGTGTTCGGGCGGGTGGCGTTGAGCAAGATCGGACCGTTGACGCTTCCGACGTTATCCATGTCATGGATCGCGCCGCAAACCTCAATAGTCCGCGCGGCATTTCGGTCATCGCAGCCGCGTTGAAGGTTATTGCACAGTCAGACCAGTTGGCCGATGCGACCTTGGCGACGGCTTTGATGCAGACCATCTTTGCGGCGACCATCAAAAGCCCGGAACCGAGCGAAACAGCGTTTCAGGCCATACAGACGTTGAACGACATAGACGCTCCCGCCAGCTTTGACGGGGATTGGTCGGAGTTCATCGGTGGGTTGCAGCAAGACTTGCTCGACGTTTGGGACCATCGCATTGGCGCGTTGAAGGAAAAGGGCATCTCCATGTCCGACTCCGCACGCATTAATCATCTCGGTCCCGGCGAAGAATTCCAGATGCACACGGCGGCAACACCGGGTTCTCAGTATCTGCCGTTCTTCCAAAATCTGTTGAAGGAAGTGGCCCGTTGCCTCGGCATCACCTACGAGGCATTGGCGATGGATCATTCCAACGCTTCTTATTCCTCGGTCCGAATGGCGGTTGCCAGCATATGGCCGATTGTTTTGCGTCGGCGCACTCGTATCGTCGCCCCGTTCTTGCAAGGCATCTTTGAGCGCTGGCTTGATGAGATGATCTTTCGCAAGATCATCCCTTTCAAGGGCGGATATGAGGCTTTCAGTCGGGACAGAGAGAGCGTTTTTCAGACGGAATGGAGCGGTCCCGCCGCACCGTCTGCCGACGATTACAAAGCCGCCCTGGCTGCAAAGATCAGGCTCGAAACCGGTCTGTCCACCTATCACGACGAATGCGCTCTCGCCGGCAAGAACGGCGAGGAGCAAATCGTGCAGCTTGGGCGCGAAAAGAAGATGTTCGAGGATGAGGGCGTGCCGCATCCATTTGGCCGGTCGCAGGGCGGTGGCGGTCCCCTCGGGGCCGCAGCCGTTGGAAATAGAGACCCCGCGAAGGAGGCTGCTTGATGGCGGACGGCTCGGACCCGTTGAAAATCGATTGGTGCGCGCGCGCGGTAAAGCTGCGCCGTGTGGAAGAAGCGTTGCTTTCCGGCGAGATGGTCACGGAAGCGCGCTTCGGCGAGGACATGACCCGCTACGCCAACGCTTCATTGGCAGAGGTGCAGCGGGCTTTGAATGAAGCCATCCGCAATTGCCAGATTGCGCGAGGCGAGAAACCTGCGCGAACCCGATACGCGATCAGCGGTCGCATGCGCCCTTACTGAGGTCACGGAAATGGCTGCAATTCTTGAAGACGGGAAGCTCCGGCTTTCCGGCTATGTCGGCGACTATTACTTTGAAGATGGCTTTACATCGGCCGATGTCGTCTTTGCCTTGTCGCAAATCGAGGCGGATGCAGAGCTTGCCGTTCACATCAACTCGGGCGGCGGCGTTGCTACGGAAGGTGCGGCAATTCACGCTCTGCTCACGGCGCGTCCCGGTATCACGAATGTCGTGGTCGAAGGGATTGCGGCGTCTGCCGCATCCCTCATTGCGATGGCAGGCCATACCGTCACCATGTCGGCGGGTGCAGTCATGATGATCCATGATCCGAGCGGTTACACCTTCGGTAATTCCGACGATCACAGCAAAACCATCGAAGCGCTCGAAGCCTTGGCAACCTCCTATGCCCGCGTCTATGCGGCCAAGTCCGGTAAGACTGCTGACGAGTGCCGGGACATCATGAGGGCGGAACGCTGGCTGACACCTGACGAGGCGGTCGCCGAAGGCTTCGCGGATGAGACGACTGAGAATAAGGCGAAGGCGGTTGCCGCCTTCGATTACCGGCTTTTCGCCCACGCTCCGAAAAACCTCGTTGCGCTGTCGAAGGCCAAGAATTGGTCAATGACGACCTCTCCCCCTCCCAAAAGTCAGAACCCCACGTCCACCAAGGAGAAGACCATGAACGACAAAGAGCGCGCGGATAACCTTGCGACCGAAAATGCCGGCCTGAAAGCGCAGATCGAAAAGCTCACAGCCTCGGCAGAAACCGCCGTGAAAGAAGACCGCGAGCGCCGCGCCGCGATCATGGCGCTCGACGAGGCCAAGGGACGCGAGGCGCTGGCGGAGCATCTTTTTGCAACCGGTGTTTCCGTCGATGCCGCCAAGGCAACGTTGTCGTTTGCGCCAAAGTCCGGCGATGCCGGCGAACAGGAATATCAGCCGCCGCGCACCATGAATGCACAGGGCCTCAATCGCGAGCCAACCAACAGCAAGCCGCAGGCGAAGTCGGGACTCTCCGCCCGGATCGATGCCCGCGTGCAGCGCGCCAAAGCATAGCCCGTTCTGCTCGTTTTCATCTCACCTGAAACATATCTTTAGAAGAGGATATCAACATGGGCACTTTGCCTGTTCTGAAATTCCAGCAGTCGCCGGGCATGTCCAAACTGCTGAAAAAGGAAGTCGATCCCGAAATTTGCCGTGGTGTCGGCACCTTGCTTGCAGGGGAGGCTGCAGCCCGCTCCGTAAAGATGGGCCAGCTTGTCGGCAAGATCGTGGGAACCGATCAGGCTCCGGCCGGTGCGAAGGCTGGCAAGCTTGTTGCTTGGGACCCGGATGCAACGGACGGCAGCCAGATCGTCTACGGTGTTTGCCTCAAGGATTGCGAAGCGGTGACCGGGGCCGATCTGGTTGGCGGCGTTCTCTACTCGCGCCGTCTCTCGGTTCTCAATCGAGCCGCTATCGTGTGGCCGGCTGACGTGACCGACGCCCAAAAGGCTGCGGCACTCGATGACATCGAAGAGCGCTTGGGCCTGATCGCCCGCGCCTAATCTCCCTTCATCATTCGCTGGAATTTCCGCCTCGCGGTCGCGGGTAGGGGTTCCTATGCCTATCAGGATACAAGGACCAATCCGCCATGCCGGAAATCGTTTTGCCTTACTCTAACGTTGATCTCACGACGGAGGTCAACAAACTTCCGAATACCTTCGGTCTACTCAATGCGCTTGGTATCGCGCCGGGCGAGCCGAAGCGTTCGCGCCTCGTTCGCATCGATTATAGGGAAGGGCAGATTGTTGTCCTGTCCCATCAGGAGCCGGGCGGACCCGGCGAGATTTCGGACGATGGCGTGCAGTCTGGTATCATTCTGTCCATCCCTCATTTCACCCACTTCGAAAACATCCTTGTCGGCGACATTGATGGCCTCTTGGAAGTTGTGAACGGGCAGATTACAGAAGCATCGCTCGACGCCGAGCTTGAGCGCAAGCTCATCACCATCCGCAAAAACCATTCGATCACGCGCGAATTTCTGCGGCTCGGCATGCTGCGCGGCGAGATCAAGGATGGAAAGCTGCGGACGCTGTATAATCTCTATGATCTCTTTGACGTGGAGCGGAAGGAAGTCGATTTCGCCCTGGGCACGGCCGGCACCGATGTTCGCCAGAAGTGCGAGGAAGTCAGCGATCACATTCTGACGAATGCCAAAGGCGAGACGGTCGGCGGCGTTGAAGCGGTCGTAGACAGCAAGTTTTTCGCCAAGCTGATTTCGCATTCCAAGGTCGAAAAGTATTGGGTGCAGGCGCAGAACTCTTCACTGCATACCCAGTTGGAGCGCCAACGTCTCGGCGGCAACTGGGGCCGGGTGTTCGAGTTCGGCGATATCGTCTGGCGAGAATACAAGGGCGGCTTGCCGGTCAAGGACAATGACGGCCGCATCGTGACGGCAAAGAATGTCGAGGACAATTCCGGTTCGGTCTATCCGTCCGGAACGCAATCCATGTTCCGCACCTTCGATGGTCCGGCCTACCACATCGACCGAGTCAATCAGGCTCCGGGCGCGGACGAGGAAGGCTCCATTTTCATCTCCACGAAGGAACTGGACCACGGCGTTGGCCTCGAACTGAAATCGCAGTCGAACATGCTTGCCATCTGCAAACAGCCGGATTGCTTGGTGCAGGTCAAAACCTCGAACTAACAGCAAACGTCATCCGGTCGCCACCATGGCGACCGGATGCAGCCTTTGGAGATTGAGCATGCCTGTCGGGGCTACCTTTCACAGCGTTCGCGATTCCGTGGTTTCGGCGGTAGACGCGAAGTTTGCCGAAACAGTCCGCTTGTCTCCCATGAGCGGCGGCGCGAAGGACCAACAAAGGCCGCAGCGCGAAATTTCGGCGATCTTGCGTACAGGCGCCGAGAAATCGAACGCCGTTGACACTGCGAACCCTGCCGCATGGCAAATTAAGATCGCGGCGGGCAAGGCCATGCTCTACATCGACCGCACGCGATATCCCGATATCGTTTTGAAGAAGCAGGACGCGGTGCGCGCGTTGACCCGCCACGGGCAACCTGTTTTCGAGGTCTCGCTTGTCGATGACCGCAATCATACTCGGCTGATTGTCGAGCTTGTTCACAAATAACAGAATTGGTGAGTGTCAATGTCCCTCGTACGTGTCGCCTTGCGCATCTGTGCCGTGGAAGCCCTGAAAGGGCGGACACTGGTAGATGGCAATGTTCTCGATAGCCAGATTGGCGCGCTTGACATTGCCGCCAACGGATCGCTGCACACGCCGCAGGAGAAGCCGTTTATCTCTGTCTATACCGATGACGCCAAGGTGACGGATGGGCTAGAACTTCGCTCACTCACAAAGAGCGGCAAGGTGGATATCTTTTTCGAGGCGGGAATAGCAACCTCGCATGTCGTGACGGATGCCGCGACTGATGAGTCCGTCATATATGAGGGCGTGCCGGCGACGGACGCGAATTTCGAATTCCATCTGGATTTAACGATGCGGCAAATTACCGACACGCTCGCCGACCCGGATAACGAATGGTCGGCAATCTTCAATAGTCTGGTGCTCGGCTTCGGACAGTCGCAACGCTCTCGGGCAAGCGGCGATACCAATGGTGTCCGGCTAGCGGCACACCAATTGAAATTGACCGTGGATGCTATTGCCGACCCGGTGCGCGGTATTGCGCTCAAAGCCAACTCGCCATTGGCGCGGTTTTTCGCGAAGTGTGAAACGGAGCTTGTTTCGCGCTCGCCGGATATGGGCCGAAAGATCGCGCTTATGCGTGCACAGATCTCCGGCGATGCGGACGAACTGCAAGCCGCGATGCGCCGTTACGGCATGATCTACAGCGAGGCCGACGCCATGTTGATGACGCCTGCATTCGAGGTGACGCGATGACGGGCCTCGTTGAACAGCTTTCGGACATGATGCACCGTATTGCCGAGCTTGAGCGCCGCAACCGCAATCGCCGCCGGAAAGGGACGATTGCAGAGGTCAGCGACGACAAAAGCATGTATCGGGTCAAGCTGTCCGATCAGAATGGCAAACCTTATCTCTCGCCATGGATTAAGGCGCGGACGCTCGCGGCCGGTGGCGTCAAGGTGGACGTTCTTTATCTGAAGGGCGAGCAGGTCGATGTTGTGTCCGAAAGCGGCGACATGGCGGACGCGCAGATAGATTTCTCCACATACAGCGATGCGAACGCTCGCGAGAACAAGGATATGCCATTGCATATCAAAATCGGCGATACCGTCGTGGAAGCCTCGGCCAATCTGGTGAAGGTGACGGGCGCAACCGTGATTGTTGAATCGCCCAATGTACAGCTCGGCGGCGAGGGCGGAAAAAAAGTCGCTCGCATCGGTGACAGGGTCGATGTGGGGGCGGGCTCATCCAAGGGACTTTGGCCTATTGTCGAAGGGTCAACCCGCGTCTTCGCGAAAGATTAGATTCCGAGCCATTGCCGGAGACATCGTTATGGGGTAGCGCAACCCTTTTGCAAGTTTTCTGTGATTTCGTAGCTGCCAATGGTTGTGTTGAGGGCGCATAATGAAAATCTTAGTTTCCGTTTTTCTGGCATCTTTTTCGGCCAGTATTACCGTTGCGCAAGCAGGCGATGTTTTTACTTGCCGCAAGATCGCGAATGATGCTGCGCGATTGGACTGCTATGACACCCTTTTTGGGAAGACTGGGGAGGGTGCCGCAAAAAAGGTTGATACGGCTCTGACTATTTCGTGGAGCGATCTTCAAGTCGATTATAAAAAGATGCGCGGGCAGAGTGTCACCACCAGTGGGAAATTCTTGTTCATGGGGGAGCAGGGTCTGTTATATGACAAAAACGGCGGTATGACCGCCTTTTTTGTCAATGTGGAAAAACTCCCGCGTGATCAGCTTAGTTTGCTCTACAACAACTGCACTAGCGGCTGCGACATTAGCGTCTCCGGCAAAGTGGGCGATGTAATGATGCAACGCGGAATTACGGCAGCAAGCGTGAACTTGGAGGACTAGATCCTCCCACCAAAATCTCCGACACTGAGTATAGCGAACAACGGAGGCGGTGGCATGCGATCGCCGCCCTTGTCGTGTTATGCGCTTTCAGCGGCATGGAAGCGTGACTATTCCACTTGTCCCCAAATGCGATTTAGAACCGCGAATGCCGCGTTAACTGGCTTCGTCTTTGCCAAAAATTGGACGGCTCACCTGAAGGCCAACGGCAGGGATTGAACCTGCACCCAAGCATTCCACTCGGGATCGCTGCGGCGACGTGTCTACCTATTCCACCACGTTGGCTGACTTATATAAGCGCACGCCTGCATCAGGCTCAAGCTTCGACATCGCCGGGCAATGGCGCGCGTCCGGTGAATTCAAATCGCTGCCCGCCGATCAGGCGAGGGAGCTTGCCCCGCCGTTTTGGCAATGTCGTTTCCCCTACCAAAAAGAAAGAGGTGCGGACCATGCCGGATTCGGCGGGACTAAGCGTCGCAAGCGGCAAGTCTCTTAGCAATTGGGGCCATGTCGAGCAGTCAGTGCGCAAGATATTGACCACCCCGAAACGGTCGCGCGTCATGCGCCGAAACTTCGGCAGTGACTTGCCGGACCTGATCGACGCGAAGATGACCCGCCGCAACGTTCTGGCTGTCTACTCCGCAGCGGCACGCGCAATTCTCGAATGGGAACCTCGCTTTCGCATGTCGGCGGGCAGGGTCACGCGGGCGGAAGCGGACGGCTCGATTACCCTCGAAATCTTCGGAACCTATTACCCACGCGGCCATCGCGGCGACTACTCCATTTCGGAGAGCGCAAGCATCCGCGTCATCTATAGCGGGGCCTGATCATGGCAATTCATACGCCAAACATCATCGACGTTTCGCGCCTGCCGGAACCCGATGCAATCGAAAAGCTCGATTTTGAAACGATCCTTGCAAGCCGCATGGCAGACTTCGGCAAGCGGGCGCAGCAAGCCGGTTTTGATTATGATGTCGGCGACCTTGAGACCGATCCTATCAAGATCGATCAGGAGGCGCATGCCTATCGCGAAGTGCTGATGCGCTCTCGCGTGAATGACGGTATCCGTTCGGTCTTGCCGGCCTTTGCTAAAGGCGGCGATCTGGAACACGCGGTTTCGCGTGCGAACGTTGTGCGCATCGTCACCCTGGACGAGCGCGGCAACGTCATCTTTCGGGAAGACGACGATGCGTTGTTGCGCCGCTATCTGGCGAGCTTCGACGCTCCTGCGGCCGGTTCGGAAGATGGCTATCTTGCCGCCTCCCTGAAAGCTTGGCCGCAGGCGCATGACATACGCGTGGTCAATGGCGGCGCTGGCAAGGTTCTCGTCTATCTGCTCGGTGCTGCCGGGTCGCCGGCTCCGGTGGATGCTGTGTTTTCGGTCGCCAAGGCGCTCGATGCAAAGCACGTTCGGCCGCTTACTGACGATGTGACCGTCTCGGCCGCGCAGATCGATCGCTACACCCTCTCGGCAACGCTGGTCGTGCCGCGTGGCCCGGACCCTGCGCAAGTCGTGAGTGCCGCGGTTAAAAGCGTCCAAGCCTTCGGCGCGACCCGATACCATATCGGGGCCGAAGTCCCGGCTTCGGCTCTTCTGGCTGCGGCTTACGTGCCGAACGTGATGCGCATCGAACCTGTCATGGTTGCCGACCTGCCGGCGCGTGCCAACGTCGCGCCATATCTGACGGATATCAATCTGACGTATCGGGTGCTGATGTGATCCCGGCGGAAACGCATCTGCTGCCGCAAAGCTCGGAGCCTATGGAAAAGGCGCTTGCGGCGGTCGGCGAGCGCACGGAAGCGATTGGGATTGACTGGCAAGCCCATCTCGACCCGATGCGCGCGCCCGTGCACTTCCTGCCTGTCCTCGCTCACGCGCATTCGGTCGATATCTGGAATCCGAAGTGGCCGGTTCATCATCAGCGCCGGGTGATCGCGGATGCCATCTATCATCATCGGATCAAGGGCACGCTTGCCGGCCTCGAAGCTTATGCCGGGATAGTCGGAAGCGAAATTATTCGCGCGATCCGGCCACCCGGTACGTTCTTCCTGTCGGGCGGCATGTCAGAAGAGCAGCGCGCGGCGCTTGCCGACCGCATGCCGCAAATCCGTATCTACAGCCGCGCTCTGCGGTCGAGTGCCGGGAAGCGGCTTTTCCTGTCTGCCCGGTCCTATTCCGCCTTGGGTGCATCCTTCGTCGCAGACAGCAAGGCGGCGGAGCGAATGCGTCCGCGCATCACGTTCTTCGAGGCCGGGCTAGAGCAGCCGATCAACGTCGAAGAGGTGACGGACATCATTCCGGGCCTTGGCTACGCGATGTACGAGCGAGCCTTGCTGCGGCGAAAGCGTCGGCGGTCCGTTAGCTGTCTCGGCGGAACCCTGCGCTTTTGGGTGACACTCGATCACAATCGCTCTGTCGCCGCCTATCGGCGTGCGGACGGCTCGCCCTCGGTCATTCGCTATGGCATGCGCCCGGCGACAGTGCAGCCAGAGGCGCAATACGGGCGGGCGGAAGCGGGGAGGGCGGCATTCTTCGGCCGACCGCTGCACCGTCGTTACTGGTCAAACATGCGATCCGAAACGCGCGTTTTCGAGCGCATTGTGATTTGGGACCCGGAAATGGTGCCGCGCCGAAGGGGAGCTTCCTACTTGGGCGTAAGCCGTTTCGGGGTTGCTCCGTTCACGGCCGAACTCGTGGTGCATGCACCTTCGATCCGACCGCGAAGGGCATTCGCTGTTGGCGGCTATTTCGGGAAATTCTTCGCCGCCTCGGATGGCGAGAAATATCGTGAAACCCTGCGCGCCCTTCGCGCCGCGAAATCGGCGCGGGATACCATCCTCATCAACACCAAAACATTCCGCAGCCCGCAGGCAGGTCAGCTCATTGTCGCTGGCACGCCGTTTGTTGCCGGCCGTCTACTCAGGAGCTGATTATGCTTAAAACAGTACCGTTTCAGGATCGCATGGAAGCGCGCCACAGCGATCTCAACAATATCCAAGGCTCCGCACGGGCAACCTTCGACACGCTGGTCAAGGACGCGGTGACGGCCGACGCGCCCGGCTATGCCGGTTTCGTTGTCACGAAGAACAGCGCGACGGAATTGCAGATCGCGGCCGGTCGCATCTATCGGCCGGATGGCGCGGTCTTCGAAATGGAACAGGCGTCCACCCGCAACATCGTTTCAATCCTGCCTTCGGCAACGAAGCGGCTCGTTGCCGTTATCGCCTACGGGCAGGAGGAAGACAGCCGAACCGAGACCCGCGACTTCCTCGTTGATCTGGAAAGCGATACCACGGAACCCCGCATGCTCGTGGTCGAGCGCCATCGCGCCGCGAAGCTCGACCTCGTTCCGGGGCAGGAAAGTGCCACGCTGCCGCGCCCGGTGGTCGATCAGTCGCTTATCGTCATTGCCTGGGTTACGCTGAACACGACCGGTATCGAAGCGATTGCGATGGAAGCTGCCAACGCCCTGCCATCCGTCACCCGCAACGATAAGCGCATTCGGTCGCTGGAGGTGTGGCGCGATCAGATCGAACCGCGCATCAACACGATTGCCAGCGATATCACCGCGCTTAAAAAGGGCATGGCGGGCATGGCCGGCTCGGGCGAATTGATTAACGTCATGCGCGATATTGCACGTCTGAAAGAGAAGCTGGAAATACCGGACGATGCGTCGGATTGGGCTTCGGACCGCTATTTGACCAGCAGCGAGACCGACAACGAAAACCTCGACCTGCTTTGCCTTGTCGAAGAGGGCGTGCGCTTTGCTCATGAGGCACGGAACGAGACACAGATTTCGCTCTATAACCCTCTCGATCTGAGCGCTTATCTGCCGGGCAACGGTCTGCTGCTGCCGGCAATCTCCGGCCGGGAAATCCGGCTGGCATCGTCGGCGGGTGCGGTCGATGGCTCCGTTGCCATTGCGCAGTACGGTTTCCAAACCCATGAGATGAAACAGTTGTCGGTGGCCCGTTCGCGCATGCGCTACGGCCCGGCCTATAACGTCTGCAACAATTCGCAGTGGTGGGCCGATGGCGTTTATGACAGCGCCACCAACACGTTCAAAAAGAACGGCGAAACCTTCCTCGTCACCGGAACGCAGATCCTCGATAACGTCTATGGGCAATCGTGGTGGGACCCGCTCAATGCGCATACCCTCCTTCGTGTCCAGCAGTTTTGGGAGGATACGTGGGAGGATAACTATTGGGTTGCGCAGACGACGGACAGAACGGTGTCCGGCGCGCAGATCGCACAGACTATCCTCAATTCGCAAGACGGTTGGCTTTCCGGCCTCAAGCTCCGGTTCACGGAAAAGGGCGCGGATGGCGATGTGCATATTTCCATCGGCTATACGACGGCCAGCGGCTCGCCCGACCCGGCGCACCTTGTGACGCATGTCACCATTCCCTATGCCAGCATCAAGGTTGCGCCGAACGATACCTATGTCGCCATTCCGCCCGTGTTTCTTGAGGCCGGGCAGCGCTATTCGCTCATCATCACCACGCTTGGCAATCACAAGGTCGCGGTGGTCGATAGCAACAAGTATGCGCAAGGCACGCTGTTCTACTCCACGGACGGCGCGTACTATCAGGGCGACCTCACGCGCGACCTTTATTTCCAGATGGAATATCTGGTCTTCAAGGCATCCCGCGTTGAAATCGAATTGGCGGCGCTGACGCTTTCGGGCGGCATTGCTTCCATCGATATTCTCGCCGGAACGATCAGGCCGAAATCATGCGCCATCGAGCATCAAGTGATGATCAACGGTGCGTGGAAGCCGCTGAACGTGCTGACGCCCAATCTGTTGGTCGGCTTGCCGCCGCTGTTGCGTCACCGCGTCGTCATGACCGGTACGAATGCCGTTGCGCCTGCTTTGGAGATACCGAGCAGCCGCATTCGCATCTGGCGTCAGCGGACCACGTTCAAGCACATTTCGACACGCCGGACGCTGGCGACATCGGCAACCACGATCACGGTTCAGCTCATTGTCGCCAAGTTCGAGGCCGAACGGCATACCTTGAAAGTCAGTCTCCGCAAGGATGACAACACCCTGATCGCGAGCAGCGGCTTTGTAGACGAGCCGATCGAACCCGGCCGCTTCCGCCGCACCTACAGCTTTGCCGCAACGCCGGCGATCAACGCCTACAAAATCCAAATCGAGGGCACGACCAACAATGCTCTCGTGCCCTTCCACGTTGAAGAGCGCGTTGACGTAGCGCTCTAAATTCCCGGAGACGAAACATGCCTGTCAAATCTACGCCGGCTTTCAAGCCGGACGCGGACTATCGCGTCCAAGTCGCAACCGTCGTCAAGGTCGTGGGACTGACCATTCGGCCAAGCCAGGGCGGCACCATCAAGGGTGCCGTCGCCGAGCAGATCAAGGCCGATATCCTCTCCTTCGAGGAAATCACCGAAGCGCAGGAGTGACCGGGTATGCGCCGACTGGATCAATATCAAATCAAGGTCGGCGATGATCTCGGCGACCCGGATTTCTGGAACCGCCGTTACGAAGACCTCGATTTGCGTCTGCATGGACAGGAGGAAATCGAAAAGGATTGGAGAGCGGCCGTCCGTGAGTTGCAAGAAAACGGCCTAAAGCGGATCGATGAAGCCGTTTCACCGCTCATCGCGCAGTTGCAGGAAGATTTGCAGCTTGGCGCGGTCTTTATCGCCGAAAGCAAGTCGGCCGTTGAGGTGAAGACCGGTCCTATGACCATCGGTATCAGCTCCGCGAACAAGCGTCGTTATTCGCCTGCGGCCTATCTGGCGTTGGTGACGCGCGACGCGCCTTACGGCGTCATGCTTGGCCGGCTGATTTCCTACAACCGTGACACCGGCACGCTTGCGGTCGATATCGAACGGACCTTTGGCGCGGGTGATCCCATCCGCACCAATTGGATTATCTCCGCGACCTCGCATATCGACTATCAAGCAGACCGCGTTTTCCGTGAGGCCGGCGGCGGTCTCACGTCCACGACGGTTGAAGCTGCCTTGCGTGAGCTTCTGGCTTTGACCGTACCGAAGACCCGTTCCGTCACGGCCGGAATGGGGTTGAAGGGCGGCGGCGAAATGAGCGGCGATGTGTCGGTGGCGCTCGATTTGGCTTACACCGATGTCCGCTATGTTCGTGCGCAGGAATACGACCAGCATCGTCATCCGTGGTCGGAAATTGACGACAAGCCGACGACGCTCGCCGGCTACGGTATCGGGGACGCTCATACGAAAGCCGAGAACTTCCGCCTTTTGGACGGCAAGCAGGACAAACTTTCATATGTTGCGGAAGACAAGGCCAGCAGGGGAAAGCCGGACGGTTATGCGCCGCTCGGTCCCGATGGCAAGATTTCCGGCGCATATCTTCCCGTCGATGGCAGCTTTCTTGGCGTCTACAATGCCGCCACGAATACGCCTGCCATCTCTTCAGGGTCCGGGAACCGGGGCGACTTTTGGGTTGTCTCGGTGCCCGGCAAGGTCACGGCCGATGACGTCGGCGATGTTGCTGCCGGCGATCAGTTGCGCCGTGGTCCGGATCGTTGGGAACGCGTTCCGACATTCACCGCTGTTTCGTCAGTCGCTGGAAAGACAGGGGTCATCACCCTTAATGCCAGCGACGTTTCCGATAGCGGAGCGACGGGGCAAGCAATCCTAAAGGCTGGCGACGCATCAGCGGCTAAATCAGCATTGCAGCTTGTCACTGCCGATCTGTCGGATTTCTCGACTGCCTGGACTGCTGCTTATCAGGGCGTGACTTCGGCATATGCCCGTTCGTTCCTTGCCGCCGTCGATGCCGGCGCGGCCCGCACTTTGCTGCAGCTCGGCTCTGCGGCCTTGCAGCCATCGACGGCGTTTGCCGCCTCTGCCCATGTCGGCGCGGGCGGTGCTGTCGCGCACCCTGACGCGACGGCCGCGACCAGCGGATTTATGTCCGCCGCCGACAAGACCAAATTGAACGGTGTTGCGGCCGGGGCCAACAACTATGTCCACCCGACTGGCGATGGCAACTTGCATGTGCCGTCAACCGGTATCGGCAGTTCGAAAAAGGTGCTGACTGCCGGCGGAGCGGCCGGCTCAATGACATGGAGCTTTGTGGATTTTGCCGATGTCGCAGGTAAGCCGACGACGCTTGCCGGCTATGGCATCGTAGACGCTTATTCATCCTCCACCATGGATGCCCTTTTGGCAGGAAAGCAGGCGAGCCTTGGCTTCGTGCCGGAGAACATCGCGAATAAGGGAGCGGCCAACGGTTATGCCTCGCTCGACGGGGCAGGCAAAATTCCGACCTCGCAATTGCCTGCTTCGGCAATCACCGACACGTTTGTTGTCGCCTCGCAAGCGGCGATGCTCGCTCTTGCGGTGCAGAAGGGCGACGTTGCCATTCGAACCGATGTCAACAAGAGCTTCATTCTGCAAAGCGAACCGGCTTCGACGCTGGCGAACTGGCAGGAGCTGCGAACGCCAACGGACGTTGTGCAGTCCGTGGCCGGGCGGCAGGGCGCGGTAACGTTGACCTCAGCCGACTTGACGGATGCGAGCACCGTGGGGCGAGCCTTATTCACCGCCGCGAACGCGACTGCCCAAGTTGCCGCTCTCGGTCTCGGGAACGTCAACAATACCTCTGATGCGGCAAAGCCGATCTCGAACGCTACGCAAGCGGCACTGAATCAAAAGTCGGATACCGGGCACAAGCATGTCATCGCTGACATCGCGAACCTGCAAACGACCCTGGATACAAAGCAGGCGGCTTTAGGTTACGCGCCGGCCAATAAGGCTGGCGACATGTTTACCGGCGATGTTGAGCTTGCATCTCCAGCGAGCAATGCAGACATCGGCCTGTGGCTACACCGCAGGAATGTGAAGCGTGGAAGGTGGGTCGTAGACGCCAATGGTAGCCTGTGCTGGCAGGACCAAGGCGGGCAGATCCATTTTTACATCTCTAGTGCTGGCGCCATCGGGACCCAGCAGCTCGGTGACTTGAACACGCGGATTGAGGACCGCTCCTATTATTGGGGCCAAGCGCACGTTAACAACGCCGTCACCAACTCTCAAATGGCGGGCTACGTCGAAGTGCTGATGGCCAATGGCTCCGTCATCAACAATGGCGGCTACGTGCTGACGATGGCGCAGCGCGTGGACCGTGACCAGTACAGGTTCGGCTCTCGTCAGCCGCAGCTTTACATTCAAAATCGCGGTTGGTTCGCCGCTTTCCCATTCTGAGGAATCCTATGCACGATTTCGGAAAACTCACTTCACGGGTTGAAACCGTGGAGCTTCCCGGCGGTCGGGAAACCCAAATCTATGTCTTTTACGGTGCCGGCGGCACCGAGTGGCACGATCTCTATAAATCGCTGCCACCCTTTGATTTCTACGTGGCGCTAGATGACGGCGACCGCGTGGTTTCTATGGAATCCAATCCCGAACACTCGCAGATCGCGAGTCATCGGATCATCGGTATCAGCCGTGAGGAAGCCGGCGATTTCACGCGCGGTCCCGGCGGTAGCGTCTACGGCATGAAATGGAACGGCAGTCGGATTGTGGACCCGACCGACCACATGACCATTGAACAAAAGCGTGCGGCAATGCCGGACCTGACGCCTCGCGAGTTCCGAGACGCGCTTATCGATAACGATATCATGCCGGACCAAGTGACGGCGGCAATCAACGGCATTGCCGACGCAAAGGCACGGGCTAAGGCGCTCAATGCCTGGGAATATCCTACCATGTTCTCGCGCACCGATCATTTGCTTGAGCAGATCGGATCATCCTTCGATCTCTCGCCGGAGGCGATTGATGCCATGTGGACGGCGGCCGCGCAGCAATAGGCGCGGCTCCCGAAGCATCATGCTTCACACCCTCGACATTCGTTAATTCAGCCCGCTGCGCTCCGGCGGGCCGCTTGCTCTTTGCCGCCCTGAAAACTTGAGGCGGCGCAATCGCACCCGATCCTCTGTCATTTCCAAAGGAGACCTTTATGGCCGACCTGTCCTATGCGCATGGCGTGACGCTCGCCGAAAGCGCGGAAACCCCGTCGCTTCTGCGCGTCCAGCGCAACGGCATTACCTTCGTCAACGGCACGGCACCCAACGCGGATGCCGCCGCCTTCCCCTTGAACTATCCCACCCTGATTACCTCGGAACGGGCGGCTGCGGCGCTCGGCGCTGCGGGCACGCTATTGGAAGACGTGACCTCCGTTTTTGGCGAAGGCGGTTCTTGGTGCATCGTCAACCGCGTGCCCGATAGCGCCGACCCGGCGGCCCAGCAAGCTAATCTGCTTGGCGACCCGGTTGCTCGTACCGGCCTATATGCGGCGCTGCGTGCCAAGGCGATTACCGGCTATCAGCCGCGCGTCGTCATTACTGCCGGCGATACCGGCGCTTGGATCGAGGCGGGCGTTGTTTCCGTTTCGATGTCGGAGCAAGGGGCCAAGCTGACAGAAGCGCCCATTGTCGAGGCGTCCGGCGGTGGCAATGATCCCGACAAAGTTCTGCCCAAGCTTGAGGCAATCATGGGCACCGGCATTGTCGATGCAGGAAAGGTAGTCGCGGTGCGAGTGGTCGAGCCGGGCAAGGCGCTTTCGCAGCCGCCGACGATTACCTTTACCGGCGGTGGCAAAGAGGCGGACAAGGTATTGCCGAAGGCGACGGCTAATGTTGGCGACGTTGCCAATCCGTTTATCTCCGCGCTAAACGTCATAACCCCGAAAATCCGGGCGAGGGCTTACATCTCCGGGCCGAACACCACGAATGCGGAAGCCGTTCGCTTTCGTCGTACGGTCAACGGCGGTCGCATTCTCATCATCGATCCAAAGACCATTAAGAACGTTAATGGCGTACCGGTGACAAAGCCTGTCGCCGCCGTTTTCGCCGGCATTCGCGCTCGCGTCGTCGCATCCTCAGAGGGCGTATCCGGTTCGGTATCGAACAAGATCGTTCGCACGATCGATGGCGTTGCCCGCACCATCGCTTACCCCGAAGACAGCAACTATCTGAACGAAAAGCAGGTCGCCACCATCATCAACGAGCGCGGCGGCTTCCGTACGTGGGGTAGCCGTCTGGCGACGGACGATCCGCTTTGGCAGTTCGATAGCGTACGCGCGACGGCTGACATGGTGAACGAGGCGCTTGAAGACCTCTATTTCCTCTACGTGGACCGCAAGTTCACAAAGGCCAATCTCAAGATGATGATCGAAGACGGCAACGCCGCACTTCGCGTTTTCAAGAACAATGAGGATATCCTCGGCGGTCGCGTCTGGCTGTCTGATATCAATGAGCCGACCACGCTCGCCGATGGCAAGCTTTTCCTTGACGTGGAATTCGAGCCGGTCGGCCTCATGGAACAAATCCACGTCACTACCCATCGCAACATTCTCTACTACCGGCTTCTGCTGGATGAGGTGAATGGCGCAATCGAAACCGGCCCGCTCTCGCTCGCCGCCTGATAAGGAAAGCCCGACATGGCAGAAAAGACCCTACCTAGCCGCATCCTGCGCGACTGCATGATGTGGGCCGACCGTACGAGCAAGCTCGGGCAGATCGGCGATATCACCGTGCCCGTGCCGGAAGCCAAACGCGAAGACGTGCGCAATGCCGGTATGATCAAGGCCCGCAAGGTCCATCTCGGCTACGAGGCTCCGGAGTTTAAGTTCAAGATGCCGGGTCTCGACCCGCAGATCTTGAAGCTCTTCGGCCTAAAGCCGGGCGTCGATACGCCATTCATGATTACCGGAGCGCATGTCGATGAAGACGGCACGACGCATAGCGCCGTGCTGACCATTCGCGGCAAGATGTACAAGCCCGATCATGGCACATGGAAAACCGGCGACCTTGCCGAGAACGACTATGCCGTTGACGTGAACTACTACAAGCTCGAAATCGACGGCGAAGAAATCTACGAGATGGACGACTTTGATTTCAGGGTCGGCGGTGTCTCGCAGTATGGCGACATCCGCAACGCCCTGCTGCTCTAGCAGCTAGCGACATTCTCTCATTCAAATCATTCCATTCAATCCGGCCCGCTTCGCGCGGGCCATTTTTATCGAGGCTATCATGACCGAAGTTGTCACCCATACCCTTCTTTCGCCCGTAAAGCATGGCGAGCTGACCATTACCGAGTTGACGTTCCGTGAAGCCGAAGTTGGCGACTTCATGGCGGCAGATCATGTCAAAGGCGAGTTTTCCGGCAACGTCGCGGTGCTGGCTTCGATCTCCGATACTCCGCTGCCCGCATTCAAAAAGATCAAGGCTAAGGATTTCAGTATCATCCTTGCCAAAACCAAGGACCTCTTGGGAAACGAAGGCAAGAACACGACTGGCGAATAGTTGCCGTCTTCGTTGCCCGTTACACGCACACATCGCTCGACGTCATCGAGCGGTGGCGCCCTGAAAAGCTATTGGCCTACTTTGAGACAGCGCGAAGCCTGAGGGACGCGCTGAAGGAACCGCTATGACCACACAGCAAAGCACCCTGCGCGTTTCATTGCTTGACGATGTTACTGCTCGCGCCAAGCACATCACGCGGGCGCTGGACGGATTGCGCTCCCAACAGATGACGGCGTTCGCTCCTATGCGTGGGATGATCGGGCAGGCTATGGCCTTGGGAGCTGGTTATCTTGGAGTGAGGGAGGGCTTGAGCGCCACGGCGGGAAGCGCAATCAAATTCGAGTCTGCTTTTGCCGATGTTAAAAAGGTTGTCGAAGCGACGGAGGAGCAGTTCGAGAACATGCGCCGCAACATCAGGCGCATGTCGGGCGAAATCCCGATGTCCGCAAACAACATCGCTGCTCTCTTCGCTGCCGCCGGAGAATCCGGCATCGCGACGGAAGAATTGCAGGGCTTTGCCGAAATGGCGTCACGCGTCGGTATCGCCTTCGACATCACGGCCGAGAAGGCAGGTTCCAGCCTAGCTAAACTGAAGACGCAGTTCGGCTTGACGGTTGCCGAGACCGGGGACCTTGCCGATGTCATGAACCACTTGTCCAACAACATGGCGAGCAAGGCGTCGGAAATTACGGACTTCATGCTGCGTGTCGGTGCCCTCGGTAAGATTGCCGGTTTCACCAAAGAGCAGGTTGCCGGCATCGGCAGCGCCATGATTGCGGCCGGCGCGGAACCGGAAGTTGCCGCGACCGCCATGCAGAACGTCACGAAGGCTTTGACGCGCGGCGCTTCCGCGAAAAAGAGTCAGCGTGAAGTGGCTGCAAGGCTTGGTCTCGACCTGCCGAAGATCGCCAAGGAAATGCAGAAGGATGCGCCGGCAGCTCTGAAAAAGGTTCTCGCCGCCATCGCCAAGGCTCCGAAGGATCAACAGATATCAATCGTCTCCGATTTCTTCGGTGATGAGGCCAAGGCATTCATTCCGCTGCTCGGCAATGTGAAGCTTCTGGACGATGCGCTTGCAAGCGTGAGCGACCGAACAAAGTATGCCGGCTCCGCCCTGAACGAGTATAAGCAGCGTGCCAGCACTACGGGCAACGCGCTCGAGCTTTTGGGCAACAAAGTATCCAACATCTTTTGGGAAGTGGGCAACAGCATGTTGCCTTCCATCCGCGAAGGCGCGCAGGCGATCAGCGAAGTCTTAGATACTCTCGGTAGCCGGGCGACGATCTTCGATCAGATCAAGGTCGGCGCGAAGGGGTTCGCGCAAGGCTTTGGCTATGATGGCGGCATTCGCGAAATGGTCAACGACATTAGCGACCTGATGCTTGGCAAGGTCGATCCGAACGCGGGCGAAAACCTTGGCCGCTTGTTCATGAAGGCGAGGGAATGGGGCGCATCCGTTCGCGAGCTGACGAACGCAATTCGCGAAAACCCTATCGCGCAGTTCCTCGGCCAGATGTCGGGCTATGGTCTCAAGCTCGCTATGTGGGGCGCTGGCATCGCCTTCCTCGCCGGTACGGTTCGTAAACTCGCGAGCGCGATGTTTCTGTTATCCGGGGCGAGCACTCTCGTCGGTGCCCTCAAAACCATCGGTGCTATTGCCGCACTTGTCGGTGGTGGAACCGCAACAGCCGGAGGCGTTGCCGCGACAGCAGCAACCGGGGCGGCGGCGGGCGGCGCGGCCACGGGCCTGTTTGCGGGTTGGTCGGCCATGCTCAAGGGATTTGCGCGCCTTGGCATTTATGGGATGGCGGGAGCGGGCGCTTTGGAATTCGGACAGCAAAGCTATACTGGCGATACGCTTTACAAGCAGGGAAAAGCTTGGTTGCCGGGTCCGGAGGACGCGGTGCATGCCATCGGGTCGTATTTGAAGTCCTTCGTCACGTCGGACAATAGCCCGACTTCGGCCGGTGTCTATGCGCAATCTGCGATGGATAGTGCCCGTGCAGCGCGCGCCGCCGGCTTCGGTGGATCGACCACGGAAACCTCGCCCGGAAAGACAGCGGATGATCTTGGCTTGATAACCGCCCGTATCGATGCGTCATCCATTGCTGAGATGGTTAGGCCGAGCGGGACGCAAGATGTCCGCGTTGTGAATCAGCAACCCCCGAACGTGACGGTTCATGCGCCGATCTCCATCACGGGAGCTTCTGACCCGCAGGCGGCGGCAAATGCAGTCATCAGCCAGCTCGGGACGGCGGTCAGAAACGCGACCGACACCCAATTTAGCGACTAAGCTTGGGATCAATTGCCACGACAGGTCGTGGGCGAATACTTATTGTCGCGAATTTCAAAGCATCGATTCCAGTGGACGCCGTTTATCAACTATTGCGTAGCGCCGAGCATTTGAGCTCACTGCTGTACCAGCTGGAGGTTGCGATGATTCCTCAATTGCCCACGGACAATCTCTATAAGTTTATGACCCTAGGTGGCATCGTGATTATCGTATTTTGTCTTTGGCTAATACGTGATAATTCCGACCGGCTGGATCAGGCATTAATCCGATATAACGAAGCAACTGGGCAATATGACGTTGCCGTCACGAATGTCGAGCAGCAAGGTGACAGTTTAGAAAAGAAGCTCAATGAGACATCCACGCTTATTCAAGAGGCGCTCAAGCCGGAAAATGCTAGCAACGTAGCGGCGGCTCAGCGCGCAATAGATGCTTTTGCCGCCCTTAATTCTGAGTATGAAAAGGCCGTTGCTAAGCGCGAGGATGCATATAAGGCAAAGATCGCAGCGAAGCAGCAAGGTTTTGCATTTGATCGAGTGCTAAAGCGTAGTGAACAAGACCTATTGGTAGCGCGCATCAACCTAATTTGTGGCGGAGTAATTTTGTTGATAGGTCTTGGCTCATGGTATTTGCTTCACCAACGAAAACAAGACCGTCTGCTGGGTTTGCAGGTTGAAGCTGCCACAAACGGCCTCACCGAAGGAAAGAAATCCGAAATGGTAGAAAATACATCAGCGCAAGATGATGGCGCTTCCATCTGACCGAATACATTCCCACCGTTGAACAGCGAAATTCGTGTAGATTTTCCTTCATAGAAAACCCGCACCACTGTTAGCGGTTCGAGATGTTTATCGGCATTTTCACGCCGTATGCGAATACGATAGTATCGGTGCATTCGATAAGTGCTGCGGCCTTTAGAACCTGCTTTAGTTAGATAATCTCGATTAGTTTTAGCTAAGGAATTGGTGCATTCTTTGCCGGCCCGTCGCCATTCGTCAGGTGCATGCGCTTTTCAGCTTCTTTTCAATCGACGCACCCTTTGATATCGGCGATCTATAACAGTTCAATTTCAGGTGGAAAATGACGGGTGTAACATCGATGATGCTCGGAGGCTACGCCTTCGAGGCGTTGGGCTTCGGCTATCAGAATATCAAGCGCAAGGTTAATACGCCTTGGGTGGAGATATCCGTGGGGCAGGACCTCAATCCGCAGCAATGGACAGGGCCAACGTCGGACGAGGTGACGATTCAAGGCGTCTTGTTTCCGGAGGAATTTGGCGGGCAATCGCAACTCGACGGCATCATAGCGGCACAGTTGGCGGGAACGGAAATGATGCTGGTCAGTGGTGACGCCATGGAAGGCGTCATTCGGGGCATGTTCACGGTCCAATCAGTTGAGGAAGATCAGACCTATCACGATGCCAAAGGGATGCCGCGACGGAATGCCTATGTCATTTCGCTCAAGCGCATCCAGTCGGACGCTGCGGCAAGTGCCGGCGGCATCGTGGACCGCGCAAGCTCCCTACTTTCTGAGCTATTCAGGTGATCGCATGGCAAGGATTTACACGACGCGGCAAGGCGAGACGGTCGATCTCGCTTGCCTCTCTCACTATGGGCGGACGACGGCGGTTGTCGAGGCGGTACTTTCCGCCAATCCGGGCCTTTCCAGTCTTGGCCCGATCCTCCCCCTCGGTACTCAAATCATTATGCCGGACATGCCAAGCGTTAGCGCAGAGCGGCGGCTGATTAGCTTATGGGATTGAATATGAAGCCTCGCGTTGAAATTACCGTCGATGGCGTGCCGGTTGCCGGCGCATTCTATGAACGGCTGATGTCCGTCACCGTGACGGATGAAGAGGGCTTGAAGTCCGATACGGTCGATATCGAGCTAAACGACGGCCCTCCGAGCTATCTCGCGCTCCCGCGCAAGGGCGCGCTCATCTCGGTCAAGATGGGTTACGGCAGCAACCTCGTTCTCAAAGGGCAATTCACGGCCGACAAGATCAGCCTCGATTGCCTACCGTATAAGATGTCGATTTCCGGCAAGGCAGCGGACTTGCGCAGCGGCAAGCTGAAAGAACGGCAGGAACGGGCATGGGATAAAGCCACCCTTGGCGACCTGATCGCGCAGATTGCCAGCGAGAGCGGATTGACGCCTGCCGTTGATCCCGATCTTGCCGAGCATCGTTACGAGTGGATAGGCCAGCAGGACGAAACGAACATCCACTTCTTGCGGCGGCTGGCAGACCGGCATAACGCCCTGTTTGCCGTCAAGCAGCGGCGGCTATTGTTTGCGCGTCGCGGCTCCGGCCTCTCGGTTTCCGGCGCTTCCCTCGGCTCTATCATCCTGACGCCTGCGGTCATCAAAACCGGCACGCTGAAAGTCGATATCAATGACCGCACGAAATACAGCAAGGTCGTCTCTTACTATCAGGATGCCGATAAGGCGCAGCGGGTGGAAATAGAGGCGGACGCGGATGCGGATGGCGATAGCGTCTACCGCATTCCCGATGCCTTTTCGTCGCCGGCAGAAGCGGACAAGGCGGCGCGCGCCAAGGCAAAGGAGCTTGCGCGCGGGGAGGGTAGTGTTTCGGTAACGGTACTGGGCGATGCGGCGATAGAGGCGGGCTTGCCGCTGCTCTTTGCAGACGTTCGCCCTGGGCTTGATGGCGTGCCTTACATCATCAAAACGGCACGTTCCAAGTACACGAAGACGACCGGCTTCGAGGTTGACGTTTCCGGCCGGCTTTACGACGGGAAGTCGGCGACTGAAGACGAGGGAGCCGGCAGGCGCGAAGGTGCCGAGCCGCCCGAAGCCGCCGATGCGGCCGGGAAGGTTGCGCCGAGTAGCGCGCCGGGCACGCCTGCCACGCCTTCGGTCTTTCTCACGCCTCGCTTCGGACGGATTGACGAGAACTAGACGGGAGCTTGCTACGAAGCGAGGCACGTCTGTTTTCGGCCTTTCTGGTTTGACGGCCCAAACCAACCCTTCCTTCGGTATTCCAAGTAAGCGTGAATCTTGAATCGCTATCGCGGTTGGGATCACGACTGACTGAGCCCGACCGCCTCTTCGGATCGCAACTCCGCCCTAACCACGGACGATGGTTTATTTCTGTTTGCGATCTGCGAGTGATTTCTTGAGTGCGATATGCTTGCCTATGGCGTCCATGACCAAGCGTATAACTTCGTCCTCGCCCCTACATTGATGGAATTTTTCGATAAAATCGCCGAAGCTGAAATATTGGTTTTCTTCGACGGTAAAATGCTCGTTGGCATCGCTGCCGTAAGTCGTGCTGATCGACAGACGGTGATTTCCGCCTTTGTCGTTGATGACGACATTCGCCATATAGCCATAGCTTTTAAACTCGATTTCCGGGTAATCGGTGATCTCGGCTTTGATGGCCTCAAGCGCGGCGATCACCGGCTTAAGCTTTTCCACCCGCTTAATATTGTCATCATCGGACTTATTAAACATCGTATCGAGTCGCTGCTTTTCGCCTGCAATGATGGATTGCAGGGCGCTGCGTATATTATTCTGGATATCTTCGTCGGCCATGGCGGTAGGATTGTATAAATGTCGAAGGATGGCAAGTGAGCGGGCAGACTTCTGCTGAAAGGCAAGCGCCGCTAATCGCCGCCGCCCTCCTAACAACGAAGGGGGGACGATAGCTTCCAGGCCCGAAGCGGACGTGGATCAAATCCGAAAGCCTCACACGGGACGCAACCATGAAACTGGCGTGTACATCAACCATGGGGTTGAACGGTGATTAGTCTGAATAAGGATAAGCACGACAACAAGTGGGAGCCCTATGAGGGCTATCCTGACGAGCACACGCTTGGGAATTTCATCGATCGACTTGTAGCGATTTGGCCCCACTGCGAGTATGTAAACCAACATCATCCCTCCGGCGAGGATGGCAATGTTGAGATAGTCACCAACGTCCAAAGCCTGATGCATGTCACTCAATATTTCATCGTTCAACTCCTGGGCGTACTCTAGCTGGCTTCATTGATGACCGCAATTGACGCAAAGCGGCCGGCGCTTGGCGGGAGTGCGTCGATCCATATCGATCGGCTAGGCAGCTTTCGGCCTGCCATTCTGGCGCGGGCGATAGTGCGCATGCATCAAGAGCGGGTCGCGTTGGCTGGCGCGCAGTAGCATCTTGACGGCGTGGCTAACTGGAGCGCCCGCGCGATAGTTCTTCCATGTCCGGAGCGTTACCCCAAGAAAGTCCGCCGCCTCGTTATTGGAAAGCCCTATTGCTTCCTGCCATTTCCGCAAATCCTCGGCATTGAAATCGCGCTGGTCTTCGGCGATCTGGAAGAGGTGATAGGCATCGATCGCCAAATCTTCGCCGGCCCATTCGACCGTTGCGCCATAGTCCGTGACTTCGGCGGTTTTCCAGACATCGGGAGACTTGAGGGGGGCGAGCAGTTCGCCGCCGGTCGCAATCCAGCCGATAAGGTTTGCGGAGGATTCAGCACCACCCTTCCACTTGATTGCCAGCGTCATGTTTGAGGCTGGCGTTACGCTTTCAATGCGCGGCATGTCCATGTCTGTTTCCCTTCCTCAAGCGATTGGAAAGCGGGGATTGGTCCGGTTCCACTCGGCGGCAATAGCTGCCTTGTTCTTTGCTGCCCATTCGAGGGCGGTGTCTTGCGCCTTGCGTGCGAGCTTACCACGCAGGATTTCCAGTGTCGCGATTTCCACCAATGCATCCCCATCGGGGGTGATGATGTGGAAGTGCGGGGGCAGATGGTCGTTCGCGTAAACCCGAATGATGATGTTTCCGATTTGAACCAGTTTGCCCATGTGCCCCTCACTTCGATGAGGTAAAACATAGGGCATATTATGCACCATGTAAAGTTACATGGTGCAATTTTTACCCCAAAATATGGAGAGAATTTATGGATCACGCGAAGTTCTTCGCGGCGGTGCGGTCGTCGTTGTTCGGTGGACGGCTTTCGGTAAATCAAGTGGACGGCATGGAGGCAATTCTTGCCGCATGGTGTGCCGCGCCGTTCGATATGCGCTGGCTCGCCTACATGCTGGCGACGGCCTATCACGAAACCGATAGGACCATGTGCGCCGTCTCTGAAAATCTGAACTATTCCGCTTCGGGCTTGCTGGCGACCTTCCCGAAGTATTTCACCATTTCTCAAGCCGCAGCCTATGCACGACAGCCGCAGCGCATCGCCAATCGCGCCTATGCGAACCGCATGGGCAACCGCAACGAGGCCAGCGGCGACGGTTGGCGCTATCGCGGTCGCGGTTTGGTGCAGATCACCGGCCGCGACAATTACGCGAAATACGGCATCGCCGAAGATCCGGACAAGGCACTCGATCCTATAAAGACCGTCGAAATTCTGTGCGATGGCATGATCAACGGGCGGTTCACCGGCAAACGGCTTGCCGACTACTTCAGCGCCACCGTCAGCGATTGGGCCGGGGCGCGCAAGATCATCAACGGCACTGATCGTGCCGCCGACATTGCCGGCTACGCCAAGAAATTCGCGGCAGCACTTGAAGCCTCGCGCTAAGTCCGCGCTGCACGCTGACCCTCGTCCGACACCCGCTCACGCCACTTCAAAAGGATCAAGCATGCTGAATACCAATACCCTGCATAATATGCTGAACATCGTCATTAGCCTTTCGGGATTGCTCGTCGCTATCCTGCTTGCCAGCGGCTGCACGCAGCTCGCAACCGGTACGCTGGAATGCTCGCAGTCTTCCATTAGCCCCAAGATCACCGCCTACGCCATTGCCGGGCTAGGTGCGCTGAAGCTGGTCGTCAACATTGGTCGCGATGGATTATCGGGCCTGATCAAGCGGCAACCTCCTATCCAGAAATAGAAAGGCGGGCTGATGTCCGATAAATACAACTCGCTTTATGAGCTGCTGAATGCCTGGGGTGGCGGCGCGCTTTCGACCATTGTTGGCGCAATGGTCGGCCGGGCCATGTGGCACACCAACGAGGCGCGCAAGGGCCGGCGGAAATTCTTCGGCATCGAACTGCTTTGGGAGGTCCCGGTTGCTCTCGGCATGGCCTTCATCGGGGAAGGCGTAGCCTCCTATTTATATGTAGGGCAACCCGCTACCACGGGCCTGATAGCGGGGCTCGCCTATCTCGGGCCGCGCGGGACTGAAGTGCTGTTTCAGAAATGGTTTTCGAGGCGCATTGTGGGTTAGGCCTAACCGATACGAAAAGCCGCCAAGCGCATGTTTGGCGGCTTTTTGTCTTTGGAAGGTCGTCGGTTGCGCTCGCGAACGGATGATCTTCGCGCAATCGGGAGCTTCCTGATGCAATGCTCCGCAAATTCCTCCTATGATTCTGGTGTACATATCCAGAGATCGGAGTACTGTCTAAATATCGTCACCCTGGCCTGCTGCCGGTTTTTCGGACACCGAGTTAGGCTAATCCGACCTTGTTTTCAAATTCCATCGGGCTGAGGTAGCCCAGTGTCGAATGCCGACGCTTCGGATTGTAGAAGCGCTCGATGTAGTCGAACACGTCCGCCTTTGCATCGTCCCTGGTCCTATAGACTTTGCGAGCTGTCCTTTCCGTTTTGAGTGATGAGAAGAAGCTTTCCATCGCGGCATTGTCCCAGACGTTGCCTGACCGGCTCATCGAGCAGGTGATGCCGTGATCGGCCATGAGACGCTGGAACTGCTCGCTGGTGTATTGGCTACCCTGATCCGAATGGTGGAGAAGCGCATCCGGCTTGCCTCTGCGCCAGATCGCCATGATCAGCGCATCTGTGACGAGCTGGGCCGTCATGTTGGCATTCATCGACCAGCCGACGACACGGCGCGAGAACAGGTCGATGACGGCAGCCACATAGAGCCAGCCCTCAGCCGTCCATAGGTAGGTAAAATCGGCCACCCACTTCTGGTTCGGCCTTCCCGCCGAGAACTGACGGTCCAGAACATTCGGCATGATGACCGGGCGCTCACCGTCGTCTTTCGGCAAACCCCGCCTTCTCGGTCTTGCTCTCAATGCGTTGTCGCGCATGAGACGCTCGATGCGATGCAGCCCACAGGAAAAGCCTTCCGCGAGAAGATCATGCCAGACACGCCGCGCGCCGTAGGTGCGGTCGCTGTCCTTAAAGCTGTCCTTGATCTTGTCGAGCAGAGCCTCGTCATACCGGGCATGCTGGCTCGGTGACCGATGTAACCAGGCATGAAAGCCGGAACGCGATACACCCAGCGCTTCACAGAGCCATGCCACCGGCCAGATCGAGCGGTGCTTTGCAATGAACGCGAACTTCATATCACGTCCTTCGCAAAGTAGGCGGCGGCCTTTTTTAAGATGTCGCGCTCCGCCTTCAGCTTGGCGACTTCTTTCCGAAGCCTCTCGATCTCAAGCTGCTCGGGCTTCATCTGTCCCTGACCAGGAAACGCCTGTGCCGGGTCCGAACCGTATTCCCTTACCCACTTGCGCAAGACATTCTCATGAACATCCAGATCGCGGGATGCCTGCGCAACGCTGACCCCACGCTCTCGCACCAACTTCACTGCCTCAAGCTTGTACTCGCGGCTGAACTTCCTTCGTTGCATTCATGCGCTCCAGTTTCATTGGAAACACCTTAACTCGGTATCCACGAAACCGGCAGCAGGCCATATCGCGTGCGCAGGCTCGCGGCAAAGCGCGCAGAAGTCTTAAACGCCGGCAGGAGCGCGTACGGACTATTGAGCGCATCCTAGAAGAAAACAGGCAGCGGCTACTTCGGTAGATTTTCGATCTCATGACGCGCGGTTGGCGCGAGGATGATTTTCCATTCATGCTCGCCTCCAACGTCATGAGAATATTCGAGATGATCGTTGTCGACTTTCTCTAAGCATACATCAATGATCCACGTTGACGGCGTAACGCCGGGCAGATTTAGATTGTCCAGCCATCCCGTAAGCTCGCTTAGGAATCCGTAGCCTGTCGCGGGTTCCTCATGCGGTCGAAAAAGCGTCCAGAGATAGGCATCTCGCACCTGATCAATGCGCATCTACCGCCTCCCGGTATTTGCGCCTGTCGGCCTTCCATTCTTCATCGGGAAAATGCTCCCAGCACCAATAGCTATTCTGCCCTTTCACCGGCTCATAGCCGAGCAGGCCCCAGAGGCCGCACCCGGCATGCTCGCAATAATGCTCAAAGTAAGTTGGCGGGAATGGATAGGTGGCTGTGCGGGTGTCATCGCTCATAGCAATGGCGGCTCCGGATCTTCGGGAAGGGGGTCGATGATGTCGGGCCGATTGTTCCTGACATTCCCAACGTCCTTTCCGATTTTCCACATCGTCATCAGCTCGGAGGGGAAGGGCGTCATAAGATCGGCGGGGTCCGGCTCGGGCGATAGCCAGCGCTCATAGTCTTCCGGGCGAAGGATAACAGGCATGCGGTCATGTATGGTCGCCATCAACTCGTTGGGGCGACAGGTCACAACGGCAAATGTCCGCTTGTCCAACCCCGTATCCCGATCTCGGCGAAGAGACCAGATGCCAGCAAGCACAAATGGACTGCCGTCCTTCATGGCAATGGCATAGGGTTGCTTGTTCTTGCCGGTGCCGTAGATGTCCTTCCATTCGAAAAAGCCATTGATCGGGACGAGACAGCGCTTGGACTTATAGGCATTCCGGAACATGCCGTTCGTTTGGATACCTTCCGCCTTGGCATTGATCGGCGCAGGCCTGCCGGTCTGCTCGTCTTTCGCCCATTCGGGCACGAATCCCCATTTCGCCGATGCAAATATAGGGCCGGTTATATCCGGCTCTTGGACGATATCCCTGATGATGATGGGGTAGGATTGCGTTGGTGCGCCGTTATAGTTCGGAAAGCTATTTGACAGCGGTTCGGTATCGCCGGGGCCGGCGAACGAAAAGTTCAACAGCAGCTCGCGCAGCGATGCCTTGATATAAATGCGACCGCACATGCTTTCTCTCC